CCAGAATCAGAATCTGAATATTGACCAGCAGATTGCCACGATCAACTATCTGGCGGATCAGCCGGAGCCGGGCAGCTTGTATTCGCCCTCTCAGAACATGAACTGGAACATGGCAAACGGTCAGAAGTTGACCGCAAACCAGCAGTATATGCAGCAGCACATGATGGCGGCGATGCACAATCTGGGTTATAACCTGAATCTGACCCGGTACGATCATCCCCAGTTTGTCAACGGGCTGTTGCAGCAGGCTGGCGTTAAGAACGCGGACTATACCAAGCTCTCCCCGGCGGCACTGAAAAAGGCCCTGACGGGTATGTCCTACGGTGAGAACAAGTTCCTGTCCACGTCTTACAACGACTTCAAGAATGCCCCGGCAAGCAGTCAGTCGGTGTTTAATACCCGCGCCGTTAAGATCAGCTATCAGGCTAAGGCCAATGTTCAGGCTATGATGCCCGGCAACGGCCCCGGCGGTTCGTTGGGTGAGGTCGTTCTTGCTCCCAGCGGTGGCAGCAAGAACATGAAGATCGTTGATGTTCGCTATACTGGTAACTCTGCACGTCAGCAGGGTTCCCGTAATATGAACTTGCCCCAGATCGAGATTGTGGTCGAGGTCAGCAAGCAGTAAACAAAGGAGGTATTCTCATGGCAAAAGCAAAGGCAAATGGCCCTCATGGTGTGGATCGTTGGACTTCCAACGGCTACGGCATTTCTGTCGGCCCTCTCCCGGACAGCGTGAAAAAGGCTGTTGCGGAGATCAACGCGCAGCAGTCGGGCGGTGCAAAGAAGTCCACCCCGGCAAAGAAGAAAAAGTAAGGGAGGTTTAAGGCTATGGGCGGTAGAGGCAGCAAGTATTCCGCAAGCGCACAGAGTCCGCAGCCCGCTACTGCTACACAGGCCGCGCCTCAGTCGGCAGCGGGTGGCGGTGCTGGCATGGGCAATGGACAGCTCATCCAGAATCAGGTTCCCGATGCGAACAACACCCCGGCTATTCCTGATGTCACTGGCACTCTGGCAAACATGACAGACGATCAGCTGGCAGCACTGATGAACCAGTCCAAGACCATTGATATGCCGAACCACTTGAACGATGCCGTGGACGCAACGCAGAAATTCGTCTATGCGTCCGGTGCGAACGGTATGCCCACGGTTCTGGATGATACCCAGTTCAGCCAGTTTATGAAAGCCAATAACATCTCGCAGTCGGATGTGATGGCCCGTTCTGTTGGTGGTGCGGATTACACCATCAACAACGTCCATGTTCACCTGTCCCCGGATCAGATCACCCAGATGATGAAGTACAGCCAGCTGAACTATGTCGGCGGTAAACACGGCGGCAATGTGTACGGCTCTGGCACATACTTTGACAAGAACGGCGGTCGGAATACGGGATACGCGAACGGCGCAACGGCCATCGCGGTTCTCAACCCGAAAACTGCGCACGTCATCTCCAAGAACACGCTGCAAAATCAGATCCCGGCATGGGCTACTAAGCATCCGAAATTCGTAGCGGCGGTAGGTCGCAAGGTAACTAGCGACAATATCAGCATCTACGCGCTGGCGATGGGCTATAACGTGATTCGGTCTGACTATAATGACTATCATAATGTCATTGACCGTTCTGCCCTTGTCTACCGCCAGAGCAACGCATAAGGAGGCCGACTATGGCAAAAGAGTATAAAGAGGTCGCTCTTACCAAAGAGGGCGCACAGGCTCTCGTAAGGGCCATGAGCGAGGCTAACGCTAAGGTCGCAGGTGGCGGCAAGGCTACCGCAAAAAAGGCTACGGCAAAGCCCAAGAAGTAAAACCCAATAGCGCACTAGCACTCGACACTGTGATGTGTCGGGTGCTTTTTTATTTCCCCAGAAAGCGAGGTGCAGAACGTGGGAGAAAAAGCAAAGCGCAATACCACGGGCCTCCGAAATCTGGCGGATTTACCCCCGGATGTGCGCCGTGAGATTCAATCCAGAGGCGGTAAAGCATCCGCCGCAAAGCGCAAAGAAGCTAAGATGGTTCGGGAGGCCCTGCTGGAACTGCTCACAAAGCCGAGCCGATCCACCAAGGGAAAGGGCAACGCCTGTAAAACGTCCTATGACCTGAAATCGCTGGAGGACGCACTGAACGACAGCAACAATACCACCGTCATGGTGCAGATTCTGGTGCCGTACATCCAGAAAGCGAAAGAGGGCGATGTCGGCGTTCTGCGGCTGCTGCTGGATATTCTGGGGCAGACGAACGGTGAGAGCGGTTCGTCCGATTCCGCCGGGGCAGTGGATGGCTCTATCAAGATTCATCTGATGCGCGGTGACAAGCCCGCCGATGAAAGCGGTGGCGCGGATGCCTGACATCTATATCGAGGACATCTTGACCCCGAACTATGACGGCCTTTTGATGGATGTGCTGGATCACAAGCATAACCGCTACATTCTCAAAGGCGGGCGTGGTTCTCTCAAATCGTCCTGCTGTGGTACAGCTATTCCGTTGGTAATGGTTGAACCGGGAAACGAAAACGTGAATGCGCTGGTACTCCGAAAGCAGCAGAACACGCTGCGCGATTCGGTGTATAACCAGATCATTTCCGGCATTGACCGTCTGGGCCTATCGGGTGAGTTTCAGGCGTTCGTTTCTCCGCTGAAAATCGTGCGCAAGGCTACCGGGCAAGAAATCCTGTTTCGTGGTCTGGATGACCCCCTAAAGGTCAAATCCATCAAGCCCAGTAAAGGCTATATCGGTATTACATGGTTTGAGGAATGCGACACGTTTTCCGGCATGAAGGAAATCCGATCCGTGCAGCAGTCTGCCCTGCGTGGCGGCTCCCGGTTCTGGACGTTCCTATCTTTTAACCCCCCGGAAACGCGATCCAACTTTATGAATCAGGCCGTGCTTAACCCCGGCCCGGATACCATTGTTCATTCGTCTACCTATCTGGAAGTGATGTCGTATCACCCGGACTGGCTGGGCGATTTTTTCATTTCTGAGGCCGAGGCCCTGAAAGAGAGCAATCCGACAGCATACGCCAATGAGTATCTGGGCGAGGCAACAGGTACGGGCGGCGAGGTGTTCACCAACATCGAACTGCGGGAGATCACGGATGAGGAAATCGAGAATTTCAGTTACACCTATCAGGGGCTGGACTTTGGCTGGTTTCCCGATCCGGCGCACTGGAGCAAGGTCTGCTACAACCCTGCCCAGTTGACGCTGTATATTTTCGATGAGCTGCGTGTCCGCAAAACACCTAACCGGGAATTGTGGGAAATGCTGCAAACCGAAAAGGGCGTGACCTATTCCGATCTTATCACGGCGGATAGTGCAGAGCCTAAGAGCATCGGCGATTTTAAGAGCTACGGCGCGAGTATGCGGCCCACGATCAAAGGCCCCGATTCCGTCCGCTACTCTATGAAATGGCTGCAATCGCTGAAAAAGATCGTCATCGACCCTGTGCGATGCCCGGAATCGGCGAAAGAGTTCTCCGAGTACGAGTATGAGCGCAATTCCGATGATGAGATTATCAGCGGCTACCCGGATGCCAATAACCACGCGATTGATAGTGTGCGGTATGCCCTCAACAACGTGTGGAAACGGCGCGGCAACTAAGGGAGGAAAGTCATGTTTTCCCGTATTTTACAGATGATAAGGCAGGTGATTCACCGCATGATCCCATACAAGAGCATCGAACAGGCTACTAGCATCGAAACGCCGCTTTCTACCGAGATGGCACAGGCACTGGATGACTGGTATGACCTGTATCGCAATATGGCTCCGTGGCGCAAGGGCAAGGATGGCGCGGATGTGAAATCCCTGAACCTTGCATCTCAGATTTGTAGCACTCTGGCCCGCCAGATTGTGCTGGAAATGAAGTGGAGCATCACGGGCGGCGAGGCTGACGAAAACGGCGAGGCCCCCGAAAATGAACGCTCCAAGTACCTGAAAGCCGAGTTTGAAAAGCTGATCGACATTCTGCGCGAGAAGCTGGAAATCGGTCTGGCGGCGGGTGGTATGACCATTAAACCCTATCCGGGGCAGGATGGTCATATCTACTTTGATTTTACCGCAGACTGGAGCCTGTACCCGATCTCTTTCGGCGATAACAGCGATCTCACGGACGTTATTTTCCGCGATGTGCTGACCGAGGGCAAGACCTATTACACCCGGCTGGAGCGTCATGTGCGGGATGGTGATTCTGTCACCGTCACCCAGCAGGCGTATAGGTCTACCCTGCGTGATTACATCGGCACGGAAGTCCCCCTGTCCAGCGTTCCGCGCTGGGCCAGTCTGGAGCCTACCGCAGAGATCAAGCAGGCAGACGGCCAGCTTTTTGGCTGGTATAAGGTCGCTGCCGCGAACTGCATTGATGTGGATTCCCCGATGGGCGTTTCTGCATTTGCACGGGCTATTGATGCCATCCATGATGCGGATGTCCAGTATTCCCGTCTGCTGTGGGAATATGAGGGCGGCGAGCTGGCGATTGACGTTGACCCGATGGCCCTAAAGGAAGATCCCGCAACAAAGGAACTGGGCCTCCCTCGGCTGAACAGGCGGCTGTTCCGTGGCGTGGACGCGGGCGGCGAGGGCGGCAATTATAACGTGTTCGCTCCTGCGTTCCGTGATGTGGCCCTGATTAACGGTCTGAACCAGATTCTCCGTCATGTGGAGGACTTGTGCGGGCTGTCCAGAGGCTCTATTTCTGATCCCCAAGTGGATGCGCGTACTGCTACTGAGCTGAAAATCGCAAAGCAGCAGACCTATTCCACCATCGCGGACAATCAGCGGGCACTTGAAGCCTGTCTGCGCGATGTCATCCGGGCGATGGATAAGTACGCCACCCTGTACAATCTGGCCCCGGCTGGTGATTACGAGGTTTCGTTTGACTGGGATGATTCCATCCTGACAGACAGTGACCAGCAGCTCCAGCAGCGGCTGTTACTGGCTACCAATGGCATGATGGGTCGTTCTGAGATGCGCCAGTGGTTCTTTGGTGAAACCAAGGCACAAGCAGATGCAGCCCTGCAAACTATCCGGGATGAGCAGCTGGCAGACCAGATGAACAATTTACAGGCCGTTTTGCCGAACATCGCCAACGGCGGCAACGAAGCCCAGTAAACGGCGTTAATTCGGAAAGGGTAATTTCTCATGCAAACCACTGAAAAGCTGGAAAAGGCCCTCTCTGTGGTTATGGCGCAGTTTGATGAGGTCAACGCATTTTTTATTGCGAAAATCGCCGCCCAGATTCAAAGAATCGGGCAGATGAGCCAGTCCAGCATTAACCAGCTTACCATTATGATGGAGATGTCGCAGGATGTCACCGCCATTAAAAAGAAGCTGCAAACGGCTACGGGGCTGGCCTCTGCTCAGATGGCTAAAGTCTATCAAGCGGCAATGGATGATGTGTATACAGACCCCCGTTTTGCTGCTGCTCTGGAATCTCAGCCCCTGAGCGATGCCGCACAGAACCAGCTGCGGCATTATGTCCGGGCTGTGTCGATGCAGACCGCTGGCGATCTGCAAAACTACTCCAGCACTACCGCCGTATCCGATGCCTATAAAAAGGCTGTGGATAAGGCGGTTCTGGCCGCGTCCTCCGGGCTGACCGATTACAATTCGGCGATGCGCCGGACGGTGCAAGAGCTGGGCTATAACGGCTTACAGGTACAGTACGCCAGCGGCTACCATAGGCGGCTTGATACAGCTGTACGTCAAAACATCATAGACGCGACAAACCAGATCGCAAAGAACGGGGCGCAGATTATCGGCGATGATCTGGGATTTAATGCCCGTGAAATATCAGCACACGCGCACAGTGCGCCGGATCACGAACCGGTGCAGGGGCGCGTTTTTTTAATCGCTGAGTTTGAAAAGATGCAATCCGGCCAGCCCTTTGTTGATGTCGAGGGGCACGTTTACACCGCATTCCGCCGTCCAATTAGCGAATGGAACTGTATGCACTTTCCTGTGCCGTTTGACACCCGCTATTCTGTCCGCCGTTATACGGATGAACAGCTGGCGGCGTGGAAAGCGGCGAACGATGCGGGCGTGGAGATCGGCGGCAAGCATTACACGATCTACCAAGCTACACAGCTGATGAGGCGGATCGAAACGGAATCGCGTCATTGGAAGGATGCCGCGAATGCGTGTCGCCTGACAGGTGACATGGCGGGGCGGCGGGAGTGCCAAAAGCACATCAACGCACTGGGGCAGACCTATTCTGAAATCGTGCAAAAATCCGGCTTGCCCTCACAGCGGCAGAGAATGGCCGTAGAGGGCTTTAAGGCTGTCAAAGTAAAGTGAGGTTCACACAATGGAAAACGCTGAAATCCGGGCATCTCTGGCGGCTGTGGATGACCGCCACTTTGCCATTGTCGAAAAGGATCAGGTAATGGTCTACGACAACAGCAAGTTTTACCCTACGCCCATCCCGGTACACGATGAAAAATGGGCGTACAAGCCTGAGCGCACCTGTAAGAACTGCGCCCATGCTCACCAACTCGCGCCACATGAGTATGCGTGTGATGCTGGCGATTACGACATTGATACCCTGTCGTGTTTCCAGCCGCGAGATGAATAACGATGTCCGGGGCCTTTGGCTCCTGATATAAATTTGTCGGCATTGCAGACGATTAAATGCGATGGCGTTCCGTGCGCTGACTGGCAGCGCGTTTACAAGTCAAATGCAGAACGCGAAAGGCACAACATGGAATTTCTCAAGAATCTGTTTGCGAATGGCCCTCTGACCTATGACCAGCTTGCAGAGGCGGTCAGCAAGGCAGGCATGAATGTTGTTGACCTGTCCAGCGGTGCGTATGTTGCCAAGGACAAGTTTGACAATCGCGTGAACACTCTGACCCAGCAGATCACCGATCTGAATGGCCAGCTGTCGCAGCGTGATACTGACCTGAACGGTCTGAATGAGCAGCTTACCGCCGCCAAGAATGACGCGGCAAAGATGGCAGATGTTCAGACCCAGCTGACGGCATTGCAGGGCAAGTACACCAAGGATACCGAGGACTACCAGAAGAAGCTGACCGCTCAGGCATACGATTTTGCTCTCCGTGAGGCATCCTCCGGGCTGCATTTCTCGTCTAACAGCGCAAAGCGGGCATTTCTGGAGGACGCAAGCGCAAAGGGCCTCAAGCTGGACGGCGGCAAGCTGCTGGGATGGGATGATTATGTCACTGCATACCGCACTGCTGACCCCGGCGCATTCAAGACCGAGGCCCCCGCAGATGAGGGCGGTAATGGTGGACAGGGCGGCAATCCCCCTGCTATCGTGCTGCCCGCTGGCTCTGGTAAGACCGCTGGCGCAGAGGGCGGCAAGAGCCTGTTTAACTTCAATTTCGCCGGGGTGCGGCCCAATCCCGCCGAAAAATAATCCGGGCCAAATAACGATCCATAGGAGGTAAAAATCTATGGCACTGCTCAACTACGCAACCCAGTATCAGTCCGCTCTGGAGCAGGCTTATCCTTACAGCCTGTTCTTCGGCGATCTGTACGCCACCCCCAACAATGGCCGCTTCCGCTTTGTGGATGCTAAGACCATTGCCATCCCCCATCTGTCTACCACTGGCCGTGTGGATTCTGACCGCGATACCATCGCCACCGCCACCCGGAACTATGACAACAGCTGGGAGAACAAGACCCTGACCCATCATCGTAAGTGGTCTACTCTGGTGCATCCGCGCGACATTGATGAAACCAATCAGGCCGCGTCCATCACCAACATCACTCAGGTGTTCAACGAGGAGCAGAAGTTCCCGGAGATGGATGCCTACACCATCAGCACCCTGTATTCCGAGTGGGGCAAGCTGAACCATACCGCAGATGCAACCGTCCTGTCTGTGGCTAATGTGCTGTCTGTCTTTGATGACATGATGATGAACATGGACAATGCCCGCGTTCCCGCTGCTGGCCGTGTCCTGTACGTCACCAACGAGGTCAAGAAGATGCTGAAGAACGCCGAGCAGGTGCAGCGTTACATTGATGTCGGTAAGAAGAACGCAGACATTGACCGCACTGTTTCCCGCATTGATGAGGTCAAGATCATCGGCGTTCCCGCCACCCTGATGAAGTCCAAGTACACCTTCGACAAGGGTTATAAGGTCGCTGCTGATGCTGACCAGATCAATATGCTGCTGGTGCATCCGAGTGCTGTCATCACCCCTGTTTCCTACTCCTTCGCCACTCTGGATGCCCCCTCTGCTGTGACTGAGGGCAAGTACATCTACTTCGAGGAAAGCGATGAGGACGTGTTCATCCTGAACAACAAGTCCGATGCTCTCCAGTTCAACGTCACCGCTCACGCCTGATCTGAGCGGGCCGCAAACACTAAGAGGTAATGCCAATGGTAAGTTATCTGACGTATGAGCGATATAAACAGCTGGGCGGTACACTGGACGATACGGCGTTTACGCTGGCAGAGTTCAAAGCCCGGAAAAGGGTGGACTACCTGACTGCATCGCGTGTGCAGAAGATGGCGAACGTGCCGGAGGCCGTTACCCTTTGTGTTTTTGCGCTCATCGGGCTGGAAACGTCCATCGGTGCAGAATCGCAAATCAGCTCTCCGCTGGTTACGTCCTACAACACCGATGGATATTCGGAAAGCTACGGCAACATTCCCACCATCGCGGAAAGCGATGCCATTATGAACAAAACGGTGCGCACATATCTGACCGATGAACGGGATGATAAGGGCACACCGCTTTTGTATCGGGGGGTGTACGGCTGATGCGTGGATGCACAGAGGTCATTACCCTGCTGAATGCACAGGTAGACCCGGATACCGGGTATGACGTTTACACGCCTACCAAGATAACGGGTGTATCGTGGTACAGCACGGCAGCGGCTACTGTCACCACGTCCGGGCTGCTTGCTGCGGATCAGTACACAGTAAGGATACCTGTCGATGCTGATTTTT